AAATCTTACCTCAAAGAATATTTAATTTCAAATGTAAATCAAAGTTGCTTGAAGAAACTTTGACAACTTTGAAAGAAGAAAAGATTAGAGATGATGGGAGAGAAGAATGGAAAGTTCTTCAAACTGATAATACAAGACTTAATAAAGATCCAAAATACTCTGAAATACATAAATGGGTTCGAGAGTGTTTGAACAAAGTTAAAGATGAGATGAATTTTAGATGTGATAGAATTGAAATCACATCATCTTGGGGAAATGTTGCGAGTGAAAATCAATGGCATTGGACTCATTCTCATCCAAATTCATTTATGAGTGCAATTTTATATCTTACAGATTCTAATGCTCATACTTGGTTTAGTATGGATAATTTTTGGACAGGTAGTAATAATAATCTCCAATATCCTGCTAATACATCTAATATAATTAAATTAATTTATGAAGAGGATAGAGATAATCTTGTAATTCATAAACAACCTACTGTTGCTGGTGATTTAATAGTATTTCCTTCTACTTTAGTTCATAGTGTTGACTCACATACAATAAAAGAACACAATAGGTATTCACTATCATTTAATGCTTATCCTTGTGGATTGATTGGTAATATGGAACGTAGTTCTGGAATTATTCTTGAGGTATTGTAATGGAACTAAAAGACTGGTTAAATTCAATCAACCAAACAAAGAAAAATTTAATAGATGAAGACCCTTTAGTAGAGAAAGATTATCCTCCATATATTATTAATCGTTGTTTCTCTGGACACTTAGATGCAGTCCTTTTTGCAAACGAAATGAATAAGTATAATTTCTTACCAAAGCGTATGCAATACGACTTTTATATAAATACCCTCAGAACTAAGAAGAGATTCTCTCCTTGGCTTCGTAAGGATATGATTAAAGACCTTGATTATGTAAAACGTTATTATGGTTATAGTAACGAAAAAGCAAAACAAGCTTTAAAAATTCTGACAAAAAAACAACTCAACTTTATAAAATCTAAATTTGATACTGGAGGAGCGAAATGAGTGTTGTTAAAGAACCTGAAGTGGCTTGGTCTCCCGACCAAATGATTGAAGTTACATTAAATGAACCAGATGATTTCCTAAAAGTCAGAGAAACTCTCACAAGAATTGGTGTAGCAAGTAGAAAAGAAAAGAAGATATATCAAAGTTGTCACATACTTCATAAACAGGGAAGGTATTATCTTGTCCACTTTAAAGAACTTTTTGCTCTTGATGGAAAACACGCTAACCTTACTTCTAATGATGTTCAGCGTCGCAACCGTATTGCTCAGCTTCTTGCTGATTGGGGATTGGTTGGTGTGGTCGATGTAGTTCGCATACAAGACATTGCACCTCTTAATCAAATCAAAGTATAATCTTATAAAGATAAAGGAGATTGGATATTAGAAACTAAGTACAATATCGGTGCTAAAAAGAAAAAGGAAGAAGAGGGTTGACATCCTCTTTTTTTGTGCTATACTATATTTGTTGGACGCAACATGGGAGTGACTGAATAAACTTACTGGCAACCGCTGGTTAAGGTGATGAGACACAGGTGGTGCTGCTGCTCGCAAGGGTAGAACCGATCAACCAATCGGGTCTCAGGCAATAACGTATTTACTTACTGTAGTAATGCCCGTTATTTGTTGGTACACAGGAATCCAACCTCCCTCTTTTATTTTGAAGTGTTTGTTTCATAGTGTAGGGGTGGTTTTTACCACCTCTTTTTTTGTGGAAAGTGTTATAATTAGTAGTGTCGCCTTCGGGGACAAAACTTACACTCGCTTATTAAGGAGAACTATGACTTACTTACAAAAGTATCATACTGCTAATCTTCCAGAATTAATGAAGATTATTTCTAAGAATGGAATTGGTATGGATTCATACCTAGATAATTTTTTCAATTCTTATGAAACCACAACAAACTATCCACCCTACAATCTTATTCATGTAAATAATGTTGAGTCTGTGTTAGAAATTGCACTAGCAGGATTCAGTAAAAAAGAACTAAAGGTTTACACTGAATATGGAAAACTCATCGTCGAAGGAAAAAAAGAAACTAAGGAGACAGGATCCGAGTATGTCTATCAAGGCTTGGCTCAACGATCTTTCAACAGAGCCTGGTCATTATCAGAAGATATTGAAGTCAGGAATGTCGAATTTAAAGATGGATTACTTACCGTTAAGTTGGGTAAAGTAGTTCCAGAACATCACGCTCGTAAAAACTACCTCTAAATATAATTGAGTTCGAGATGGAACTTAGGGATCTTGACGATCCCTTTTTTTTATGATATAATTAAGTGAGAGAAATTAAAAAATGTCAATTAAAATTACTGTTCTTAAATCTGGTGAACAAATTATATCAGATATGAAAGAATTAATGACAGAGGGTGAAGAAAATGCACAAGCATATATGCTTGTAAATCCTCATACTTATGAGATAACTGAAAAACAGTTTATAACAGAGGAAGAGAAAGATTTAGAAGATGGTGATTATGGTATTAATGTTTCACTCCTTCCTTGGTTAATTTTATCAAAAGATAAAAAGATGATTATTCCAACAGATAGTGTTTTAACAGTTGTCGAACCACTTGATTCAGTAACACAACTTTACCTAGATAAAGTAAATAGTTTTGAGATTGAGGAGACAAATGATTAAATGTGTAATGTTAAATGCTCACTGTACCCTTATTACAGAAGTGGTAGAGGTTGATGCAGAGATAGGAGATCCTAATTGTAAATTAATCAAACCATATGTCTATAATAGTATTGATGATATGGTGCCTTGGAAATCAGATATTACAAATCAAACAGAATTTATGATAAGGTCAGAAAATATATTGACGATTGCAGACCCAACTGGTACAATTATAGACAAATATACTGAACTAACTGCGTAATGAGATTTTATACCAACGTCCAAATGGTCGGAGATAATTTCTTGGTTCGTGGATATGAAGATGGAAAACACTTTGCAACTCGTGAAAAGTTTTATCCAACATTGTTTGTAGATTCAAAAAGAAAGACAAAATATAAAACACTTGATGGTTCACCTGTTGAACCAATTGAACCTGGCACAGTAAGAGATTGTCGTGAGTTTATCAAAAAATATAATGATGTAGAAAACTTTAATGTTTATGGAAATGAAAGATTTATCTATCAATATATTTCTGACAAATATCCAGAAACAGAATTAAAGTTTGATATTGAACAAATTAAATTAACCACAATTGATATTGAGGTTAAATCAGAATATGGATTCCCTGATGTAGAATCTTGTGCAGAAGAAATACTATTAATTACTTTACAAGATTATACAACAAAACAAATTCGTACTTGGGGTCTTGGTGGATTTAATAATAAACAAGAGAATGTAATATACAAATCATTTAATACAGAGTATGAACTACTCACTGATTTTATCAATTGGTGGATGATAGAAGATAATACACCAGAAGTTATTACTGGGTGGAACAGTAAGTTGTATGATATTCCATATCTTTGTCGTCGTATTGACAGGATACTTGGTGAGAAACTCAAGAAGAGAATGTCACCTTGGGGATTGGTAACAGAAGAAGAAACATTTATCGCAGGTCGTAAACATATTTCATATGACATTGGTGGAGTATCACAGTTAGACTATCTTGATTTGTATAAGAAGTTTACTTACAAAGCACAAGAGTCATATCGTTTGGATTATATTGCAAGTGTTGAACTTGGCCAAAAGAAATTAGATCACTCAGAGTTTGATACATTTAAGGACTTTTATACGAAGGGTTGGCAGAAGTTTGTAGAATACAACATCATTGACGTTGAACTTGTTGATAGATTAGAAGATAAGATGAAGTTGATTGAACTTGCATTGACAATGGCATATGATGCAAAGGTCAACTATGAAGATGTATTCTATCAGGTGCGTATGTGGGATACAATTATCTACAATTATTTAAAGAGAAGAAATATTGTTATACCACCAAAAGAAAGGTCTGATAAGTCTGATAAGTATGCAGGTGCATATGTAAAAGAACCAATACCTGGTAAGTATGATTGGGTGGTTTCTTTTGACTTGAATAGTCTATATCCACATTTGATAATGCAATATAATATTTCTCCAGAAACTTTACTTGAAACAAAACACCCCACAGTTACAGTTGATAAAATACTTAACGAAGAGTTGACCTTTGAGATGTATCAAGACAATGCTGTTTGTGCGAATGGTGCAATGTATCGAAAGGACGTAAGAGGTTTCTTGCCAGAACTGATGGAGAAGATGTATAATGAAAGAGTCATCTTCAAGAAGAGAATGATTACTGCAAAGAAGAAGTATGAAAAGAGTAAAACAAAAGAACTTGAAAAAGAAATCGCAAGGTGTAACAATATCCAGATGGCAAAGAAGATTTCTCTTAACTCTGCCTATGGTGCGATTGGTAATCAATACTTCCGATATTATAAATTAGCAAACGCAGAAGCAATTACCTTATCAGGGCAGGTTTCAATTCGTTGGATTGAAAACCGCATGAACAATTATCTCAACAAAATATTGAAAACGGAGGGTGAAGATTATGTTATTGCTAGTGATACTGATAGTATCTACCTCAATCTGGGTCCTCTGGTCGAGGTTATATACAAGGGGAGAGAGAAGACTAATGAAAGCATTGTTTCGTTCCTTAATAAGATCTGTGAGATGGAATTTGAAAAGTATATTACGAGTTCTTATGAAACGTTGGCCAAGTACGTAAATGCTTATGATCAGAAGATGTTTATGAAAAGAGAAAACATTGCAGATCGTGGTATATGGACAGCAAAGAAAAGATATATTCTAAACGTATGGGATAGTGAAGGAGTTAGATATGAAGAACCTAATCTAAAGATGATGGGTATTGAAGCAGTGAAGTCATCAACTCCTGCACCATGTCGCACAATGATTAAGGACGGATTGAAGATAATGATGAATGGAACTGAAGAAGAAGTGATAGATTATATTGATGATTGTCGTGCAAAGTTCAAGACACTTCCTCCAGAAGATATTGCATTTCCTCGCACTGCATCAAACGTGCAAAAGTATAAAGCATCGTCTACAATATATGCAAAGGGAACACCTATACATATACGTGGTGCCTTATTATTCAATCATTATGTAAAACAGAAGAAGTTGGATAATAAATATTCACTTATTGGTAATGGAGAAAAGGTCAAGTTTCTCTATCTCAAAAAACCAAATGTAATACAAGAGAATGTAATTTCTTTTATTCAAGACTTTCCAACAGAAATTGGACTTGACAAGTACATAGATTATGATCTACAATTCGAGAAGAGTTTTGTTGAACCACTCAAAGCAATTCTTGATGCGATTGGTTGGAACGTCGAAAAAACTGTAAACCTAGAATTATTTTTTACCTAATGGATTTACCTATTGATTTAGATGAACTTGATGTCATTATTGAGTCTGTATCAGATGTTGACACAGAACTATGTCGAAAACTAAGATTAGTTAAAGGTTTAGTTGAAGATGGAAAACCTTATAAAAAAATACTTCGTGAAAAGTATGGTTATGTAGCATAATGTTTTTTAAAAAATTGAGTCTTGTGACTGGTGGATTTGATCCTATCCATAGTGGTCATATATCATACTTTACAAGAGCAAAAGATTTTTCTGATTATCTTTTACCAGTCTTT